TAAGCTGCTCCTTTTCTTCCATGCTCATGTGCAAATTTTTATCCTCCAAATGTATCTTTACTTCCTTACGCCTTGCCGCTTCCTGAAGCTCTTTAATTCGCATTTCCAATAGAAAACTGTGCATTTCTAGTACTCCACTTTTTTGCGTTTCGCTGTCAAAAGTCCTGTTATTAATAGCATCTATAGCCTTCGGTACAAATGCGATACTACCTATAAGCAAGGCGGTTAATATCGTAATTACGAGAGGCCTATAAATCCATCCGTATCTTCGTGTTAAATGTTCTAGCATTATTTATCTCGTTTGTAAATTTCGTCTTTCATTTCTACTTTATCCGGTCGCAAAAACGAAGTTTTCCGTTTTGCATAGGCAATTACCATATCAGGTGCCGCTCCTATAATTGCATACATAATTACGCCCCATGCCGATAGTTCTGAGTCCATTGCAAATAGTTGTGGCTTCAACATCCAAAACAGTACCGCCAATAGCATCGAAAACAGCAAGGATAGTATTATGCGTTGGTAGTTGTCCTTTAAGTAGAATATAGGACTGAACTTTGTAGGGCTTCCTAGGCTGTTCTTATCCCGTTTAAGTAAATCGTAAATAACCGACAAAATGTAGGCTATCAGGGTAATAAAAATCCATTTGTAATCTTCCATAGTTTCATTATCTTTTTCGCAGTAATAGTATTTTATTCAATTTATTGGTGTTTGCTACCTTTAGAAAAACATTATTGTCTTGATAAGCTTGACTCAATGCGGCTGTCCCCATTAATAGCGTTCTTCTTTGTGATGTCGTATTATAAGACGTAAACGAAGTTTGTACACGAGCCATGATATTTGAATCATGTCGAGCAAGCGTATACCAATCTCCAAATGTTGCTTCAATCTCTAATAAATCTCCAGTTCCATCTACAAAAAATGTAAGGGCTGGAGGGCTTGATTGTGTCCACATTACCCTTAACGTGTTGCTTAATCTAGTTATGTCAGTAGCGTTCCAATAAGCTCCCAATTCATAAGACTCTACAAAAAATGAAATCATATCAGCGGCATGAGAACCATCCTGCATTGGCGTACCTCCCCAACCTACACCCCATTCATAAGCACCATTATCTACAGAAAATTGCGCCCTTAAATTGGAGCCCGAATAGTTGCTTGTAGAGGGCATACCAAAAAAACTTATTTGCTGAAAATGTGTTAAATACTTTTGTTCCCCTGTAAGGGTATACATTTCAATTCCTAACCTAGCCCAGTGGCTACTCATATGTGTATTGACACGAAACACAGGCTCCCCGTTGGAAGCATACGTATACCATTTCTCCCAAATATTTGTTTCAATAAAATTAAAAATAGTGTTCCAACTGTCTTGATATGTCGTTCCGGCCAAAGCTCCATTGTCTTGGGCTAGGAAAGCTTTGTCCTTTGTCAGCCTTAACATGGTTGCGACGTATCGCCATATGTATGATTCCCACAACCCTTGACCATAAACGTTGACATTGCCTGTTTTAGTTGCTGGCCATCCTTGAAACCTATTTGAACCCCATTCTCTTCTTGTATTTAATTGTACTGAATTATCAATCATTCTCATGGGAATGTCAAAAATTCGATGTAAATCAACTGCTCTTCCTTTTGCTCTGTAAGCCGAAAGAATTCCAGAATAAGGCCAAGCCAAATAATAGTGTTCTTGGTCAGCTCCGTCACTATCCGCATAACCGTTAATTAAGGTTTGCTGGCTAGATAGCGCCAAATCGTAGTCAGAAATCCATTCGTCAACCGTGGTGTTTTGAGCAGTCGTAATTAAGCAAAATAGAAATATAGTATATTTAGTCATCCTTTAATTTTATAGATAATTTAAACTCTGTCCATTGCCCTGTGGTGGATGTTACTCTTACATAATCGTCGATGCCGAATGTTCCACCACTATACGTAAATTCGAAATTGTGAAGAACCCAATCAGTGTGTGCGCTATGGATGTTATCAACTGCTGTTGAAGTTCCTGCTGAAATCCTATAACGAGCACTTCCAGTCGTGTTATTTTGTCGGTGAAGCAAGTAAACTTCGTATATTTCGCCGTTGATAAAATCACCTCTTGGCGGTTGTAATCTCGCTCTTTTGAACGTCCCGTCGCTAGTAGCGGTAACCCTAGCAACTATTTCGCCATAGCCATTATCATTATTTGCAACCGCTGTTATATCAGAACCAAGTCCTTCATTCCATGATTGAATACTTGTTCCTTCACTTGTGAAAGATGACGGATCATTCACTATTAATTCAGGGTTAGAATTAGCGGCATTAGGATGCGGTAAAAACCTACTCACAAGGGTGTAATTTCCGTAAATATCCCAACCACCAAGCGTACTATTTTCAAAAATAGCAGATTGACCAACCGTTAAATTTATATTTTTGTTACTCAAAGCAACACCATTTTCGTATATATTGACGGTTGGTTCTATTGTCCAATTAGCAGATGCTCCTTCTACTTTGGCATACAACATCTCACCGTTTAGGCTTCCGCTTGTCTCACCTAAATCGCCTAAAGTGGTTGTAACTGTATCTGTGACTATATTGTTTACAGGTCTACTAATATTCGCACCTGTAGAAATACGTATCTGTTCAGCGGTAAATGCGCCATCAGCGGTTATGGTGTTTACTACGGGGCCTTTGTTTTGATTTGCTATTATGTTTGTTTGGTCGGTAGTTAATGCTCCACCCAACAAGCTCGTGCCTGCATAAGTAATATCGCTAGGGGTCATTACCAATGTCCTGTCCGTGCCTGTATCAAAATCAAAATTAATACCTATGATGTCATCATCAGTTCCCGAATTTTCAAAAAAGGTAGCATTTTCACTTATTCCAAAAGTTCCTTCGGCTTGTGCAATTGAATTGCTTACTATAGACATTCTTATACGGCCACTTGCATCTCTTAATCTGAATGTACCGCCAGTACCGGGCGTTATTTGCCTAATCTCATTTGATGGTGTCGTTTGGTTTGCTTCGCTTAGGGAATTGTCGGTTTTTGCCGTATTCAAATTTATAGCCGCTCTATTCTCTTGCAAGGCTGTTTCTACGTTTGTTCCCGTGATTATAGACCCTGCATCCGCTATGGTTACTTCCGCTGCTGTTTGGTCGTCTGTTCCTGCGCCGGCAGATACAGCAGCATCAACATCTACTTTTGTGGCTACATCGCTATTACTATTGTAAGTGCCGTCAAACATATATTGTTTTGTAGCGATTCCTTGCGAATCTCTTTTTTCTATTAGAACCTCGGATCCTGAACCAATCTTGACTTGGTTTGGTCTTATTATTATATTGGAAGCCCCAGCTACCCCTTCAACTGAAGCTTGTAAGTACTGGTCATCTTCATCTGCGCTCGTTTCCCCGTAAATTGAAAAACCTAAGCTACCGTCGCCTAATTCAATTTGCTTATTAGTTCCGAAAAATAAAGCACCTATATCATTTGCAATACGAAAGTTGGAATTAAATTGCGTGTTCATTCCTCTAATTATATCATTGCTGGCATCTGTGTCCCACCCTGTAAAGTTTGCCGTATTGCCATTCTCTATGGCTAAAGCCGTTCCCGTTAGTGTTAGGTTTTGATTGTCCGTATTTGTAACCTTTGCATCATTTGCTGTAATCCTATCAAGTATGCCGGTGGATAGTCCGAACTCGTTGGCTGTTAAGGATAGGTCGGAGGATGCTGTGTATGTGCCGAAAGCAGTCCATACCTCATTATCCCCGGCTGTTTCATATTGGTCTGTAGTTGTATTGTAAATAATCCAATTTTGATTCGTTGGTACAGTAAATGTATCCCTTATCGTTGTAGTTACCGAACCCTTGAATTTTAGTGCGTCTATAAGCCCTCCGCCCTGCGAGTAAACCGCACCCGCAAACAAAAACGCTATTAAGTATATTATTTTTTTCATTTTAATGGCTTGTCGTGTTCAATTATTATTTCGTTTTTTTTATTGTAGAATCGTATTCCTTCCTTGTAGTATTCCCATTTTGGTGCTTTTCTAGCCGAAAACCAAATATTAAGTACTACCAATACTAAATTTATAATCGTAAATAATATCATAATGCTGCTTTAGATTCATAGAAGTTTAAAAATTTGGTTGCATCCCTTAAATCTGATGGGTAGACACTTACTATGCCTATTGCCATTCCAAATATTACTAATTTTGAATCTCTGCTAACAAAAAAAACAAAATCACCATCATATAAAGCTCCATTAATTTGATTTGTTGCAGGGTCTTTTCTTATTATCAATAATTCAACATCATCGACCGTCCTTCTAATAATGCTTTTTGAATTGTTGAATAGAAAGGCAAGAGCAGCCCTATAAGAAACCCCACCTCTTACGATGTGCATTTCATCGGTTAATAGGGATTCACCCGTAATCGTTCCTTTTTCGCTTAATTTTGGCATATTCTAAAATTCAAATTGATAAGTTTCTGTATTTTCAAATAAAAATGGTTCGCCGTTTTCAAATAAGTATAGCCCAGGCGTACTAGCCGCCGTGGGCATCCCAAAACTTACGATTTTACCACTAAACGTTAAGACGCCCCCCGCTTCGTTTGCTTCGTTAATCTCCGTAATATGACCGTAACCTACATCAATGAACTTTAAATCCGAGTCCTGAATTTTCCATTGTACTCTTTCCCTGTTTCTTTTTATGAGCTTTAATTTGTCGTAGGATAGTTTTGTGGCGTCTCCATCATCTCCGGCCGTAAGTATCTGGATGCCCTCAAAATTAATGCTGTAGCTTTGCTTTGTGGGTAGTGATGTAGACCATCCGTTATTTTGCCTTGTAGTGGTCTGTATTGTTTCCGAGGATTCCGATAATGGATTTGATGTGAGGCAGCCAACGGGTATATACACCTCATTTACCAATATATACAAAATCCTTTCGGATCCTCTCGTAAAAATTTCGTTTGCCATTATAATAGTTTTATAAAAACAAAGATAACAAATTAAAACCTACCCCTTAATCGTAGGTTTTACGGTGTTCCCGTAGTCTATTTCAAACTCGTACGATACATCGTTTACCGTTGTGTCGTAAATTTGTAACAAGGCTAAAGAAGTAATATTAGAGTATGTGTCATAAGAATGCGATATAAATAAAAATATGCCGGGTATGCCGCTTATCGTAACTTTCGATAAATACGGAACATAACCATAAATATCCCCAGTAAATAAAGTCTGTATTGAAGATAATACATTTATGCGCTCTTCCGCCAGCAATCTCAATAACGGTTTTTGTGCCAATATTATTTCTGTCGGTGTCTGTGGGAAGTTTACTCTTCGTCTCCAAAGTTGTGTTCGTGTCTCCCCGTCCGATTTGTAAATACTGCCTTCATAGATGTTTGCAACATTGTCCCCGTTATAAACTTCCAATACATCGTCCACCCTATTAGATTTGGTTTCATTTCTAGTAATAGTATGAAATACCCCGTTAATTGAATTATCGGTCGAAGGAAAAACCTTAAACGATTTTAACCAAACCTTTCTCGTGTTTGGACTTATAGGCCAATAGGTTCTGGGCTGCATAAATGTGAAAGTTATTATGCCATCGCCTAGAGCCGGTGCCGTGGTTATTTTGTAGTCCTCAAAGCTGTCCTCGCTATTTCGTGGCCCCGTTAAAAATATATTTTCGTCCCCGCTTCCGGTTTCTATCCACCCATTTTCAAGATCCAGATAATAATCGGTAGTACCTACCTTTAAATTTATTCTACAAAGTATCGAGTTTATAAATCTTTCCGTTATAAAGCTCATATCAAATACCAATTGTACGTTTGCAATGATATCAATATCTTCCGTTTTTATTACAGGTAGAGGCGTATCGCCTGTGAATAAATCGTCCTGCCCCCTAAAGGCAAGTAATGTTACATAACTTACATTATCAAAGGCATTATAAAGCACCTTTGACGTGTTGACATAAGACCAACCATTTAAGCTGCCGGTCGTTCCTATTTGGCCGACTATCCTCATATCCTCGTTCACATATATACTATCCAACAGGCCGTATTTATAATTTACCCTAAAAGACGACAATGAGCTTCGTTTTTCCTTTCTTTGGTTTTCATTACAATGAAAAATATCGGCATTGTCTATATGGCTTCCTATTAATCTGTTTATGGCTAGATTTCTTGTGGCGGGAGATTTTACCACACCATCCGAATCATAAGAATAGAAAAATATCCCGCCAAATTGTGGTTTTTTCATTTCGGATGCCTTAAACACCCACCATTGACCGGATTGCTGACATATACAGGCGTTGTATATATTAAGTATGGATGTTAGGACTTCCTTACAGTCCATAATAGTATCTTCGTCCTCCCTGAAATATCTTTGGGTTAACGCCTTAGCATTGTTAAGCACGTCCTGACCCGCAACTTGGCCAACATATTCAATATCTAGCTTTGTGTTTATATCAAGGGCTATTCCCGTCCTATTCAGGCAATTTTTAATAATTTCTAAATGCGTCTGAAATCCTGTAAACGGAAGCCCGTTATCATTTACATAGGATAGGTTTTCCAAATATCCCAAGCCATCGTTGACGGATATATCCATCGTCCATCTGTCGCTTACCCAATCTTCATAGATACCTTCCGGCTCTATAAAACCCACAAATATTACGTTGCCCGCCATTAATAGGGTCGCTTTGTATTGCCTTTCGTTTTCTGTCGCCAAATCATCGAATGGGAGTTCTATACTTGCGTCTAACTGCATAGTCATGCCCAAGCCCCTAATTGGCTCAAAGTGGCCATCTATATCGACATAGTTTACTATACAGCGGCCTGATACTTCAATAGCATCCCCGTCAAATTCAGTGCTGTCTATTTCGCACCGAAACAAGACGTTGTTAACGTTTTCATATTCAAAGAAATATTTTAAAGCCATGTTATCCGCCTAAATTTACATTGCCCCCAAGCCTTGCATTCGCTCCCAATGTCCTATTAAGTACCCCTACTAATTTTTGCCCCTGTATCTCAAATACAACTGTACCGCCACCGGAACCCGATGCGCCAAAACTTGCCGTATTGTTGGATATAGAACCTCCATCCCTTGAGCCTTGACCAGCAACACCTCCTCCTGCGCCTGCGCCTATCGATGTAGCTCCTTTTGAGAATACCGAACCCAAGGCGACCAAAGCAACACCTGCGCCTATTAACAAAGCAGGGTTTAAAGATGCAAAACCTAATTTTATGGCCAACATTTTAACCCCTGTCTGTATTGCCAACTCTCCTAATTGGGTAATCATATTTCCTAATGCTCCTAAAAGTTCTTTTCCTAGATTGTTCATGAAATTTCCCCCTTCGGTCAATGATGCTCCAATAGCTCTTCCGATACCTGCAAAGGTGTCGGTCAACCCGTTGTCTATTATATCTTTTGCAGTGCCGTTGAACTGTTTTAGCGCATTTTCCATTCTTGAAAGTTGTGGTATTGCCTTATCCACACTATTCTTGATTGCAAAACCAACAATGTCACCTAGTTTATTGAACTCGACTGCGAAATTATCAAAGTTGGGCTTAAATTTATCCAGTGAATTTTGCGTAGCAGTAGTTACACCAAAAACATCCTCCAAGTTTATAAACTCATTTTTAAACTTGGCTACAGAACTTTTAATCTTTTCGCCTATTACCGTAACCCCGTTATCTATACTATCCGTATCAAAGGATAGTTGACCTACCTTTAAACTTGTAAGAAGTTCGTTTAATGGCTCTATTTCGTTTTCAATATCTTTG